CCGTAGGTTGATCAAACATCGTAGATTTTGGTATTTAGATGGTAAAGGATGGGATCGCCTTTTTCCTCATATGGTCGAAGTTTATAAACTTCGTAACTCCTCTAAAACCAAAATCACGCCGGATATTGCATATTGTACTAAGTATATTGCTGAATCTATATTATTATTACCAAATGGTGACTTAGTGTCAAAATTTTGGGGTAATAATTCAGGATCTGGTACCACCACTGGGGACAATATTTTAGGGATGTCATTTTGTTTGGCACATGTTTTTAAAAAACTCGGTTTAACTGATGACCAAATTAAAAATTTAGTCTTTGTTGCTATATTTGGAGATGATGTTGTGGGTTCAGACTCGCTTCCTTTCTCTGATGAACAGCTAACACAAGCTTTCGAGTTTGTTTTTAGAGACTTATATGGTATCGTTCTCGATCCATTTTGTATTTGTACTTCGGTAACTGATTTGACCTTTTTAGGTTTTCAATTCACTAAAATTGATCGTGGTTATATTCCTCGATATCCTTTAGAACGACTTGCCTGCTCTATGATTTATAATCTAGGAGATATGGAGGTTGAAGCAGAATTTGCAAAAATGTGTTCACTGACTTTAATGTCGGCTGGCAATGGAGAGAGCGTTTTTAATTTTTTTCGCGATTCTCTAATAGATGTTGTTGTTACACATACATCTGATTATATTAAGTCTTTACGGGAAAAAGACTTTACGATTATTTTTCCTGAGTACTCTTCTGTTATTGATTGGTATCTCGGGTTTGAATCGAATACTTCTATCACATATATTGATAATGTTATACAGTTTACAATTTAATTTATTTAATGGTGGTTGGTGGAATAAATATTCTAATATGGCTGAAGTTTCAAATAACATTCCAAAAATTGAAAAGAAGATCGACACTATGGTCGAAAGAGTAGGTGCTTCTGAGGAAGGAGCTCTATGGGTCAAAGAATCCCTTGATCCGTTCTGTGATCAGCCACGACGAGTCGTAGGTTTTCCAGATCTCATTACAGGTAATTCTGTTGTACAGGTTGTTAAACAGTCTATGCAATTTACAGTTGGTGCCACTCCTGAGGATGTTCATATTTTTTTGGACACTATGGACACTGGTCATGCAACTTTTCTTTCTAACCGTACTGTAGATGGTACTGTTAGGATTGATAATTGGCAACCTCCTGCTGAAGTTGGTAATACTGGTACTTTGAGGGGCGGATTGATTATACGTCATGGCCCTGTTGGCGCACCTCTTACTAGTCTCTCTATTGGAACACAGCAGTTGGCGCTTCCTTTTACTTATTTAGCTGGTGGCTCAACACGTGTTTTGTCGAAAGCTTTTGAAGTCCATAATACTACAAATCAACTTAATGTTGGAGGATCCGTCTGTGTTTATCGCAGCGCTGCTCCTATTCCCTATGAAAATAGAAGAACTGGCACCTTAACCGGAGCGGTTCTATCTAATACTAATTCATTCGGTTTACATACTTTAACTGATGTTCCTATAACTCTAAGTGAAGCGATTTTGAATCCTGGAGCTCAGCAGTGGCTTGCGAAGGATGGATGTTATAATGTTGCTATTATGGCCGCTCAAACTAATGAACCTCATGATGAACATCAAATTTTGATTTCATCTCGTGATTCAACTATGGCTGCTAACACTGATTTTATAAATTCTTATGTTCCAACAGCCAGTCCTGGTATTATTCCTCAGCCTTTGGGTACAGCTAAATGCTTTTCTCCTTTTTTCTTAACTGGGGCTTACTTTACTGGTTTGCCAGCAACTTCTACTTTGACTATTAATTTAATTTATGTTATTGAACGATTTGTTGATTCAACGAATTTGGACCTCATTACCATGGCCAATCCTTCCCCTTATTATGATCCTGTTGCTTTAGAATTATATTCTAAATCTGCTGCTCGTTTGCCTCATGGTGTGAAGGCGAATCAAAACGCAGATGGTGATTGGATTAAAAATGTCGCTGATGTTTTGTCAACCTTTGGTGTTCCAGGAATGCCTTTGGTTAAAGGTGCTGTAGATTTGTGGAATGGTTTCAATCGAAAAGATGATCCCGCTTCAAAAGTTGGAAGAGTCCAAGGAGCTAGCTGGGCTGGTCCTCCTAAACAAATACGTGTACGCCAACCCAGACCTCAAAAAATACCTTTTGGTAATACTGGAGCTCATTGGAAAGGTGTCCCTGTTCAACAACAAAAAAAGAAGAAGCAAAAAAATGTTTCGAAGCCTCGTCGAGGAAAGAAATAAGTCGGTATTTCCCATAGTGGTTTCCTGCAACGTGATGCAAGGTGTAAAACGCACGTCCCTGGATAGTACGTGTTAAACGATTTAGTTCGGTTAGCATAGTAGATCTTGTTTTTGATTCTAGATCACGAACTGTTTCCCGCAGAGTAGTGTGAGTCTCACGCAGACTTAAATTTGATCTTACCATGAGGCACTGGTAAAACAGTCTTCAGATCTCATGGTTGTACAATTTATCATTGTGCTTAACTAAGTAGATTGAATTTTATTTGATAAATAAAAAAAAAAAAAAAAAAAACACGC